CAAGGATGTTGTTAAATATCTTAGTCAATTGGCAGTTGCTAAAACCAACAACTTAGAAAATGAATACAATAATATACGTGATCGTGACTTAGAACAATTTAAACCGTTTAAATCTTCGGTAAAAGCTCGATTAGCGGTTAATCCAAAAGACTTAAAACTCGCAGAAGATTTATATTATCCATCGCAAGACCTCGCAGAAAACATGAAAAAATTAGGTTTAACGGCCTCGGGTAGAAAGAAACCTAAATTATCAGAAGCCGAAATAGAAAGACGATCTAAACGAATGAGAGATTATCACAAAAATAAAAAATAATCTCTTTGTATAATATAGAATGAATAAAACAAAACGTATGATAAAACCTAAAAATTCAATGTTTAAGGTTAGATATTATGATTTTGACACCGATTCAGATGAAGAATTAGAAGATAAGCTTAGAAAAGCCGAATATAAAAAGAAACAAGAAGAATTAAAATTTCAAGAATCAATTAGAAAACTAATGTCTCAACAACTGCCTACAATTCCACAACGAAAAGAAAACGATGTGTTTTTATATAGTGGTAGTATTGACCCACAAAAAAGATTATTAGAGCAATCGCAATTTATAAAAAAAAATGAATTGCAAAATGAACATGAAATGTTTGATAATTATTTAAATAATGAGATTGACAAAATGAAGGATATGAAGTTTCATATGGACCTTGAAACTAGATTTAGTAAAATGAAAAAGTTCAAAGAAGAGCAAGATAAAGCAGAACAGGAAAAGGTAAAACTTTCACACTCGATAGACACAAATAAAAACGTAATAAGTAAATCTATGAAATTACTGGAAGATATGATAAAGATGGAAGAAGTTTATAGTAAAATAGATTCAACAAAAAAAAGTGATAAGGTATTATTAGAAGAAGAAAAATATTTTACGTTAAAAAATGAACTAACAGAAGATGTGGAAGTATTAAAAAAAAATACAGATAAATTAGGGCAAAACCTCAAAAGTCTTGATAACTACACACAAAACAGTCAAGAAGTCATGTATAATATAAAATATATTGATGAGGTAAATAAGGGATTAGAAGAATTTGACGACGAATATATAGATTTACCAACTGAAAAACAACTTATAACAGACATATTTAATATTGAAAAAATTTTATTAAAGGTTAAAGAGAATATACCACAAAATGAACAAAACTTAAAAAATACGGAAACACTAATCAATAAAATTGATTGTATAATAACCCCTAGACGTAATAAGATGAAAGTTTTAAAAGTTGGAGATGAGGCTTTTTATAATGATTTTAAAATATTAGAAGATCGACTTTTAAAAAGTCTTCAAGGTCACAAGTTAAAAACCGTCACAGCATATAAAACAATTGTTGGTGATAATATAAAACGGTCTGGTCAACAAAGTTATAAGGCAGTTTTTGATATGCAATATAACGAAGTAAAATTAAAATTGTTGAGGTCATATTTTAATATACCAATCGAAATTCAAAAAAATGAACAAACGGTAAATAATGACCCTAATAAATTATCAGAAATAAAAACACAAATGGAAGAACAAAAAACGATGAATAATACGATTGAACGAGAAATAAGAGACGATGATTTAGATTATTTAAAAGATTATAACTCAGAACGTGAAATTAAATTTGATGACGAGGATGAATTCGATTTAGATAATTTTATCAATAAACACGGAAAGGGAAGAGGAAGAGGTCGAAAAGGTGGTGATTTATGGAGTGCTGTAAAATCAGTATTCGTAAAAGCTGATATTATACCTAAAAAGGTCGTAAATTTCATGAAACAATATGGTAATTTAACTGTGGCACATGTAATGATTGGAAGAACACCAGTACAAGAGCAAGTGACAAACTTAATCAATTTAATAACAGATGGCGCGTTCCGGGAAGGTCAACGGACTATAAATGCAGAGGTTTTATTCCATTTATTTATTAAATTAGAATGTTTTGACGAATACAATAAAAAATATAGTGTATTGTTTGAAAAGAATCAAGTAGCTAATATAGAATTTTCAGAGAGAGAGGCAAGGGCTGAAATGAGCATAGGCCAATATGTCGGTATACCATTAAAAGACTATATACAAAATGGTGTTGATTATGCCAAATCAAAGGGTCGCGATTTTTGGTATTATAAAGGAGATACTCAAAATTGTCAAGTAGCAATAATTGATTTATTAGAAGGTAATCATATGAATTTACCAGAAGCTGGAGAATTTATACTCCAAGATATACCTAAAGTATTTGAAAAGATATCAGCTAACGAAAAATTATTTATTCAAGGGGCTGTTGATGTTGCAATATTTATGTCTATATTAGGTGAATAAATTGTGTGTTTATGAAATTTTAAAAATAATATTTTCTGTTATAATAATAATATAATGTATTTGACTAATAAGAACGCCCCTAATAGCAAACCAATTGCAATTAATACAACGACTAATGAGGTAATAAGACTAACAGAAGACAAAGATAAACGGGTAAACATAGAACCATATGATTATTTAAACGAAAAAGATATAAAGAAAAATAAAAAGAAAATGAATTCTGTTGATATGACAACATTAAAACGAGCATTTCAAACAAAAACAGCACCAACAGACCCATTTTTGAAAGAATTATATGATGAATACAAAGATGAATTAGAAGATAAAGTTGAAAAACAATTTATATCTTATGATGGTTCTTATGTTCTTATGCCAACTCCTAAGAAAAGCGACCGTATTTATATTGCGGGCAGTACGGGTGTAGGAAAATCAACATGGATAGCAACATATTTAAAACAATTCAAAAAAATATACCCAGACCGTAAAATATTTTTATTTTCTGATTCTGAGCATGATCCTAATAGTCCGCTTGATTTGCACAAACCCATACGTGTAAAATTAAATATGGCATTAGTAGATACTCCAATTCAAACGCCCGAGTTAGCAAATAGTGTGTGTATATTCGATGATTGCGACAGTATTTCAGATAAAGCAATAAAGAGGGCTGTAGTGACTTTATATGACTCGATCCTCAAGAAAGGTTCATCAAAAGATAACATCTATTGTATCATAACTAATCATGCAATGAGTGATTATTTAAGCACACGTAATATTTTAATCAATAGTAATTTTATTGTATTTTTTCCACAATCGCCGGTTGGAATTGAATACACGTTTAAAAAGTTTGGATTGAATAAACAACAAATTGATAGGTTGTTAGCTATTCCTTCTAGATCCTGTGTATTACATAAGAACTACCCTTTTTATGTTATATCTGACAATACTGTAGCGTTAATATAAAATCTAACCTTATTATAAATGGATTACTCATTATCAGACTCAGATTTAATGAAAGCATTAGGAGGAAAAACAAAAATAATCCCATATAATGAATTAAAGAACTATTCATCAATTGACCAAGTTGTAGCACCATATAATAACGCAATCATATTATATCTATCAGACGGCCCTAATAGTGGACATTGGACGTGTCTAATTAAGCATCCTGACAGAATAGAATTCTTTTGTAGTTATGGTGATATAGTTGATAGTCAATTTAGGTATATCGATAAAAAGATAAAGTTGAAATATAACTTTAGAGGACAACCCTATTTATCAAAACTGTTAAGAGATTGTGGGCAGAAAGTAGAATATAATCATATAAATTTACAAAAAGACGGTCAAGGTATCGCAACATGTGGCCGATGGGTAATACTAAGAATATTATTAAATGACGTGACACTTGAAAAATTCGGAGCTATTATGACACAATTTAGTAATCCGGATGATATAGCAGTAAAACTAACAAACAAATTAATTAAATAAAATTTATTTTATCTCCTAATTATAATACAATGATTAGAAGTTCATCAAATCCAAAAGATATGCACATTTACTATGACATATCGCTTTACAACGACACAAATAACCCAATATTGGCCAAATTATTTGAAAACAGAAATAGCGCACTTATCAAAAAAGCAGATGACTATTATTTAAGCATAGTCCGTTTTTTAGTTGATGCCACATATACACCAATATTTATATATCCAAATGTCGCAAACAATCAACCAGATAATAATTATTATTCGGTCACAATTAGAAGAGCAGGTGTTTCTTATCAACAATTTTTAACGTATGTACCTATGAATAATTTTACAAATACGTCACCAGAATACTTATTTATTTATAGTTATCAACAATTTATTGATATGATTAATACAGCATTGCGAGCATCATTTATAGCAGCCGGCGGATCAGCAACAACACCACCATATCTTATTTACGATGCACCAACCGGCATTATATCAATGGTGGCACAATATGCATACGCAAACTTATTAGGAGAATATGAAATCTATTTTAACAATCCGTTGTTTATTTTCTTTGATAATTGGAAAACAAAAAGATACGGAGTAAACCAATTAAACGGAAAAGATGATTTAATTTATATCCAAAATAACGGAAATAATGATTACGCCGGACATCCGCCAAGTTATGCAGACTCAGCAACACCAGACAGTTATAAGATGGATCAAGAATATAACAGTTTGTATAATTGGAATAGTATAAGGAGTATAGTTTTTATATCTAACACATTACCAGTAGCCGGCGAAAATATCAACATACAAACTACAAATACTGTGACAAATGGGTCAGTACAAAGAAAGATATTAACAGATTTTGAACCAAATCTTCAAAACAACCCAGCAACATTAAGAACACCGATTCAATACGCCCCAAATGGACAATATAGATATATAGATTTATTTAGTGACCAACCTTTGATGATGGTAGATGTACAAATTTTCTTCGAAACAAATGAACAAGTATTATATCCATTATATCTTAATCCAGGAGCATACATAAGCTTAAAAATGCTTTTTGAAAATAAAAAATTTAGACACGTCTTTTAATTTAATATTTTTTTTAATCTCAACTAATAGTATAATTAAATGTCTTTAAATCAAGTACCACTTCAAACAGTCCGTGAGGTCCCGCAAGTCGTCGATGTATCACGATTGGATAAAAGAGAATATAGTATTTTATCGGGTTCTCAAACTATATCATATGTCGAATATTTGGCTCAAAATGTCAACGATCAATCTATTCAAGTATCTTCATATATTCCAAGTTTAACAACTATTATAGACCCAAATGAAATTAAAGCAAAAGTTAAATTCAGGTTGACATTTGCAGGAACAAGTACATCCGGTAATTTGATTCAATTAGGGTCAACAGATGCACCTAAAGCATTCCCGCTATCTCAAGCAACATCAACATTATCAGCCACTGTTAATGGTCAAACTATTTCAGCATTATTGGGCCAATATTTTGATGCTTGTATTAGATATGGTCAAGATGGTTTAGTTATGGACAATGACTACGGAACTACACCAACACAATTAGATAAATGCACAAATTATGAAAATTTATTTGGATTAAATGAGTCACCAATGGCAGCATTTGGAACATCTTTTGTGGCTTCTCGTGGTGGATTTTCTGGTATCACTGTTGTATCAAATACACCAACGGCAGCAGTAATTGACCTCGAAATTATGGAAAATATATTTTTACCATTATTTAAATTCAACAATAAAGGGCTCGTCAATATTCAGACAATAAATTATGTTTGGACGTTCTTTTCGCCCCTCATCAGTAAATTATGGTCTCATGATGCAGTAAATGGAAACAATATAACAAGTTCTTCAGCGAGCATTTTGAATTTTTCAATTGTTTATAGATTTATCACTCCACAAATCTTATCAAGTGTTCCTAAGACATCAATTTATTCATACTACAATTTAATCCCTAACAATCAATCATATGGTTCAGCAGTTGCTGCAGGTTCACAAGTATCTATCAGTTTATCGCCTATAAATCTTCAATCAATCCCAAAAGCTTTTTGGTTATTTATGAGACATCAAGATAGTGATATTACTATTAGTACACCAAATACATATTTTAGAATTGATAATGTAAATTGTACATACTTAAACGTGACATCAATATTAGCCTCTGCTAAAACACAAAACTTATACGCAATCGCTAAAGACAATGGATATAAAGGCGACTGGGATATGTGGAATCGTTATAATGGATCAGTTCTGAAATTATTAGTTGGAAAAGATTTGGGCATAGATTCACTTTCAGCACCTGGATTGCAAGTACAAAATCAATTTTCGGCAGTAGTTTCGGCCACGAACATAAGTAATGCGTCGATTACTCCAATGTTGTTTTGCTTTATCGAGTATGAAGGTACCGCTAACATTGGTAATAACTCTATGCAATTATCTACTTCTGTTTTATCATCTAGTGATGTATTGAACGCACAGCTTGCAAATGCTCAAATCATGCATTCACCAAAAGTAGATAATTTTTATGGAGCTGGGTTAATTGATGATGCGATGACGTTTGGAAAAGACTTGTGGCAGACTGGAAAAAGTGGTGTTAAATTAGCTTCAGAAGTTGCACCATTAATCGGCCTTGGAAACGGTGGAGCATATAGTGCCGGTTCTGTTGTTGGTGGACGACGAAAAAAGAGAGGTGGACAAATGATTGATAGAAATGAACTTAATGAACAAATGGAGCAATACTCAGAATATTAAATAATTTAAATTTAAATTTCTTTATAATATTATCTAACGTAATAATATAAAACATGTCAATACGAAGTTTAATCGTGGACCAAAATAAACGATTACCTATTTTTGTATCATCAATTAATGGAGAGTCACAAATAGACCAAATTATTAATTTACCTGCTAACGAGTTCACAATTCCAATCACGACAGCAATACCTGAATTTTTAGTATCTGGCGTATTAATATTACCACAAACAAAACAACCAACTAGTATAACATTTTATTATCGTGGACGTGGTGGGGGAGGAACTGACGCCTATGTAGAATTAAAAAGTGCTGATAATGTATCTGTTTATTTTAAAAGTCCAATGCCTACATCTAGTAGTACCCCTATTGTAATGACTCAATTATTAGATTTACCATTAACACAAAATCAATTATTGTTATCATTATCATGTTTATCGTCTGGTGCGGGGTCAATGGTTCCTATTTCTTTGGTTATAAATTATGATTAAATTAAAATGTAACAAATTTTAAAAATATAATGTGTTCTTATTATATAATGAGTATTAAAAGAATAGTCGATATAAAAATTGGCGAGAAACCATACAACGGAACGTTTGAAAATGTTATTGCGAATTTAGTTGATTGTGATACATTAAAAATTGACAATGGGTCGAGTGTCATATTAACGGCACAACCAATGTTATCTAATGCAACTATTCAATTTCCTTCAGTATCTGGAACGATTGCCTTAGTCGGTGATATTCCAAGTAACATTGTAACCGCGCCATCTACAATAACAACAAATAATATTGTATTCGGTAATGCAAACGATAGAACAATCAAAGACTCTACATATTCACTAAATCAAAATTTAAACATGACGGATGATGTTGTTTTTAATTCGGTAGATAGCACAACAAACTATAAAATTAATACAAATGTAATACTACAAACTAACGGTTTAGACAATATGTATTTTGGTGTTTCATCTGGTTTAGGTAGTCAGGCATCAACTTTCCAAAATATCGGAGTTGGTCATTATACTTTACAATCACTGACTAATGCGTCTGGTCAAAACACTGCATTAGGCTTTTATAGTCTGAATCAAGCAACTACAGCACTTCACAATACATGCGTTGGTCAATTATCGGGAGGTTTTCTTATCAATGGTGATGAAAATGTTCTACTAGGTTCTCAGGCAGGTACTAATTATGCATCAAACGAAAGCAACAATATTTGCTTAAGTAGTTTAGGACTTCCAGGCGATAACAATAAAATAAGAATAGGGAACATTATACATACTGATTGTGATATTTCTGGAGACCTACACCAAGCAGGAGAAATAGACGCAATTAATCAAATAACGGTTAAGGAACCAACAAACAATAATTTACAAACTGTTATGACTTACGAGGTTTCTACTCAACATGGTGTTATTTTTGCTGTTGAACAAGGCGTTGATTTCAAACCCATGCAAATCGGATTATCTGGAAGTACTGTAAAATGCTATTTTGTAGGTGATATTGATATTAATACTGGTGGTGTGCTTCGTATAAATGGAACAAATAAATTATCAGAAACACATTGAAATACTGTTAATCAATTTCCTTCAGTGTCTGGCCAACTAGCAGTTAGTGGCATTGGAAATTGTTTTATGAGCTTCTATAATACTACATTGAATAGTACCTCTACAACTATGACTGCAAGTCCCAC